AAAGTAAGAAACAAACTAACTACAGTTAGAAAATCTTACCACATGTCTGGAAACGCTAAAGATTTTGTAGCAGAATTTTCTTTACCAACTAAAGGAGGATCTACTACTAAACTTTGGATGGACTATGAAGAATACTTACACATGCTTGACTTTAAAGAAGAGTGTGAAATGTATTACTGGTATGGTCAAAAAACTTATGATTCAAACGGACAAACTTTCATGAAAGATGAAAATGGTCAGCCTGTAATCGTAGGTCCTGGTCTTTTAGAGCAAATTGTTAATACTGACACTTACTCTACAATGACTGAAACTAAACTTAAGAACATTATCGGAGATTTATTCTACGGAATGACTGATGCAGCAACTAAACAAGTAACTTTATATACTGGTACTGGTGGTGCAAGAGAATTCGATGAGGCTCTTAAAAATCACTTTTCGGGAGCAGCTGGTTCTTGGAAAGTAGGTGGAGAAAACAGATTTATCACAGGATCAGGACGTAGCCTAGGATTAACTGGATACTTTACTTCCTATGAGCATGTAGATGGACACACAATCAATGTGGTAAAATTACCATTATTTGATCATGGTGCCGTGGCGCAAGCTCGTGCAAAACACCCTGTGACAGGATACTCTTTAGAGTCTTACAGAATGGTATTTGTTGATCAATCAAATTATGATGGTCAAAATAACCTTCAAATGATTTCTAAGAAAGGTCGTGAAGCAATGAGATGGTGTGTAGCTGGATCTGTAGTCCCTAGAGGATTTGATTCAACTTCCGCTAGAGCTTCTGATGTAGACGGGGCGTCTGTACATATGTTGAAAACTGCAGGTATCGCTCTTAAGAGATTTGATACTTCATTAGACATCACTTGTACAGCATCTTAACATAGGCATTAATTTGCGTCTATATATTGGTTTTTGATTAAGGTTGTGGGGGAGCAATCCCCCGCTTCTTTAATTAATTATTATACGGAGAGTTATTCTTTACATCCACTTAATTAAAACTTTAAAAGAACTATTATTATGAGTAAAAAAGTAACACTTAGACAAAAGGAATTATTAAACCATTTGCCTAAAGCAGTAAGAGCTGAAGCTATATATAAGCTAAGCAGCGTCTATGTAAATAGACAACCCCTAAAAGGATTTACACCTGCCGAAGAAAAAAAATATATGTTAGGAATATTAGATGTCAATCCAGAGCACAATGATTGGCCAAAACATTCTAAACAATTTTGGGCAGAAATGACAGTACCTGTAGGATTTACAGGTGTAGAACTAGAAATAGGTATGGATGATAATGATTACCCTATTAGTATAATGGATTATATTAAATATAGGTTTGCATTAAAACATCCGCATGTAGCTATGACTAAAAACGAGATGGATGCTGATTTTACTAAGAAATTTTATATTCAAGACCTTACACGAGATGATAAAGTTAAGAATAATGAAATTCAATTAAAGAAAGATGCAGATAAAGAATTTATTAAAATTTCATCTAATGAAAAATCTATGAAGAGAATATTAAGACTTATGTCTAATACTAATCCTGATAGAATGACATCAGAGCAAATTGAAAATTCTTTATATGAATTTAAAAATTCTAATCCAAAAAAGTTTGTTAGAATTGCTACAGATAAAAATTTAGAACTAAAATCTGAAATTGAAGAAATGGTTTCAGCTGGAGTTTTAAGAAAAATAGGTAATCAGATTATTTTTATTGATGAAACATTAGGAGATACAACAGAAGATACAGTTATATACTTAAAAGATAAAAAGAATTCTGGTAAACTAACATTATTAAGAGCTAAACTAAAAGAATTATCATTAGTATAATATGAATGTAAACGAAATGCATTTGGCAATACAGCAAGGAGTGGATAAAATAAATTCACTCCAAGCTGATATGCTTTTACCGCAAGAAATAGATATTGAATTAAATAAGTCTCAAATGAGATTTATTAATACTAAATATGGTAAGAATAATAAATATAGAAAAGGATTTGAAGAGAGTCAAAAAAGAATTGATGATCTTAGATCTTTAGTTAGAGAATATGAAGCTCCAGTAAATTATAAAGAACAATTAGGAAATAAATTTGATATAGATACTTTTACGTTGCCTTATGATTATTTATATTTAGTAAGTACATTATCAAGAGCACATATTAATAATAATTGTACTCCTGTTGCGTATGATTTAGAAGAAGCAGAACCAATACAATTTTTTATTGTGCCTTTTTCTAGTCTTGTACTTAATACTAATACTGCAATAGCACCTTCACTTGTAATGCTTGAAGATGCTTCTAATCTTACTTTAGGTCAGGCTATATTATGGCAAAATGATAATGGGTATGTTTATCCTCAAGATACAAATGCAGCTAGAGAAGATATTATACAAAATCCAGGAATAGGTTTTCAAGTATACTGGGAACAATACGGAGACTTAAATTATCCAGGAAATTTTATTGTAGTTCCAAATCCAGACGTACATCCTTGGTTGAATTGGGATGCATCAGTAGGCTCAGTAACAACATTAGCTCACATGGATTCAGGAGTAGTACAAGCAAGTGCAAATTTACAATATTCTCAAGCATTTTTTGGAGCTAAAAGAACTTTAGAAGATCCAACAGAAATTTCATCAGGTAGTACATTTATACAACATGATGATATATTTACATTGTTAACAGATCCTTTTAATACAACAAAATATACAGATCCATTATATACTATACGTGGAAATACAATGGACTTCTACACGAATGATATATTTATAATGGACGCAGTAAAAATAACATATATAAGAAAACCCTCTCAGATTTCATTATCTTTGGGGATTAGTTGTGAATTACCCGAACACTGTCATCAAGAGATAGTGGACATGACAGTGAGTAGTATACTTGAAGGGATCTCTGATCCAAGGTATCAAACTCACCAAATAGAGGTAAATAAAAATGAATAATATTAATTTAAAAAATTAAAAAAATGGCAAGACATTTGTATATTGGAAACGATACAGCAGTCGCTAGAACAGTAGCAGGCATACTAGACAACGGCGCAATCGAAATCCAAAAACTAAGCGCTTCAGGACCTACAACTATGGTAGCTGGAGACACAATCGCTGATTCTGCACAATTTAGAATTGTACAAGGAAACGGCACAAGAGATATTGTAAGTCCTTGGATTTACGGTAAAGATGTAATTAACTGGAGTGGTAGAAGTGCAGCGGCTCAAACAGCGCAAGTATTTGATATTGCATTAACAACAAATGCTACAGCAGCATCTACTCACGAGTTTAAATTGATTAACATGACTAATGGTGCTGAGCCATTTGAAATGAAATCATATGAGTACGAGGTTGCAATTAATGCTACACCAACTGTTCAATGTACAGCTTTAGCAGCAGCTATTAACGCTGATTTACCTCATTGGGTAAGCTCTATTACTAATGCTGGTACTAACATTGGTATTACAGGATACACTAAAGGTGCAGTAAAAGCAGACGGATCAGTTCAAGAAGAGTTAGTTGAAATGAGAGGAGCAGATAATATGGATGGTTCTAACGGAACTGTTGCTGCTTTATCTTCTACTACTCCTGGATCTCAAGGAACAGGTGACGGTTTTTATGTAAGAAAAATGGAAGACGATCAAAAAGGTAACCAATACGGATACTACTTTAGAGGACACCTTCCAAATACTCCTGCAGATACTTCTGTAACAGCAACAGCATACGACATGTATACTATTGCAGCTACTAAAGATGGTTCTTCAGCTTCACAGATTCACGGAGTTGATAACTTAATTGAAGTAAACATTGCATTTGATCCTTCTACAGCAGCTTTAACAGGTGCGTTAGAGTCAGTATTAAACGGATACTTAGCATCTGTAAATTTTGCACCAGTTAACTTATAATATTAATCTTTAAAAAATAAAAAAATGGGAAAATTAGGAAGAATACATGTAGCATCATTCCAAACAGGGGATGTTACATCCGCAGCTTCATATCCAGCGGCAGCTGATAGAATCACTTTGCCAGCAGGAGCACTTGTATTAAGAGCTTCTTTATCTGAGCAAACTGCTTTTGCAGGTGGAACTAATATACAACTAAAAGCAGGATCTACTGCTCTTATGGCTGTATTAGCAACTGGATCTATTGCAGATTATAATGCATTTACATTAACTGTAGCTGCTCAAAAATTGACAGCTCCAGCAGCATTAGAAATTGCTTCTACAGGAACATATACTGCAGGTAATGGTACAGTTCACGTAGAATACGTAATCGAGGCTGACGAGTAAAATCAGCAAATTTAATTAGACTTATAGGGGGCATAGTCCCCCTGTTAGTCTTTTTTTTCATATCTAAAAAAAATACATTATGGGATTACAAATATCCGCATCTAATTCATGCGATCAAATAAATATAATCGCAGATTATTATAGTGCAAGTACTTCTACTTCTTTAACATTTGGTGTTATAAATGCACAAGGCGCTAATATATTAGCAATAGCATCACCAACTTTTAATGTTACAGCTACTAGTGGTGTAATGAGTATACCTTTATATACAACTTCTTTAACACAAAATAAAGGAGTTATAACTGTAATTTCATATATAAATGGAGCAGAAAAAGACAGACAAACAGTAATATTAAACTGTGATATTGATTGTTGTCTAGCTAAATTAACAAACGAGCTAATTGATTGCGCTTGCGATTGTGTAAGATGCTCTAAAACATTAGCCAAAGCTCAAAAAGTTATGTTGCTATTAAAAGCAGCAGAATATTCAGTAAACCAATCAAATAATTTTAATAATGCAACCTTAGCAACTGGTTACATTACAGACGCACATAATAAATACACTAAAGCAAGAGAAGTTTGTGACAATAGTTGCGGATGCGATTGCTAAATAAATAATATATGTTTAGACAATTTCCAATATTTTACATGGCAACTCCAGAAGGAGAAGGTGGTGGAGGACAAGGTGGAGAATCTACAGAATCTTCAGAAGAGGGTACAGGACAAGCTGTTGGTAGTGAAAGCAGTAATGAGGGTGCAACTTCAAAAAGTGATTCACAGAACCCACAATACCAAGATACTAGAAAAAGAGAAGCTGTAAAAGGAACAGGAGAAAAATATTTAAAGGTAACACCTTATGTAGGACCCCCTTCTCAACCAAGATTAGGACAATCATTTGGGTCACCTCCTCCATTAAGTGCACCTAAACATATACATCTACATGCAGGTCCACATATGAATGTAAGCTCTAATAATTCTTTTATAAGAATTTATGTTAATGAGTTTGTAGTTGATCAAGATTTTAATACAGGAGCACTAGTAGCAAATAATATTTATGATACAGTAGTAGCATTAGAAGATGTTACAGAGCCAGGATTAGGAGCTCCATATCATACAGACCCTCAAGGATTTACTTATTCAAATCAAATTTATTATAATTTACCAGTAGGTAATATTTATGATGATGGATTTCAAACTGCAACTTTATCACTAGCTTGGGGACAAGTCAACGCAATTTCTAACAACTCGTTTACAAATCAATTTTTTATTGAGTATGAAAATAACCCATCAGCTTTACCACAGTTTGCATTTACTCGTAAAATAAGAGTTACATGGGCAAGTGGAGATGATAAAACTTTTGAAGTAGTATTACCAGGAGATGCATTTTTACAAATGGGAAGTTCTAATCACCAAGTCCATGGTCAGTTTACAAGAGCAGATGCTTGTGAAGGAGATAAAGCTGGGGTAAGTCCTGCTTTTACATCTCTCTCTGAAAATTATGTAACTTATAGTGGAAATCAACATAGTATGTATGCTTATGTAGGATTTTTTAAAGAAGAAATTGCTAATGGTATATCACCATTACCTGGTCATCCAGCCTTTGCACCTTTTACTGCTTTAGGATATACTTATAATGATGTATGGGATAATTTTAAATGGTATGATTTTAATTATGATACAAATGATGGGCCTTTTCAATTTGGAGTTGAAGGGCAACCTATACAAAATTATGCAGGAGAACAATACTACAAAGGATTTATAGGAAATCTTAATAACGGACAAACAATAGGTTCATTACAGCCTGTAGATTGGTTAGATCAAAATATAGTAGGAAACGCATATGATTACGTAGTAAACAACATACAAGTTGCTCCGTGGCAAAATATTATTCAAGCTCTTAATCCTTTTTCAGGATATGGTAATATGTTTAGGTTTTCTAATGTGCATATATACGCACAAAATTTACCTGACTGTTCAACAGCACCTCCAGCACCTGTTTCTTTTGAAGCTTGTTTAGATTCTACTGCATCTGATTATTATGGATATACATATGTAGATTGCTCAAGTAATGATTTAACAAATCAAGGAGGAGTTAACTATATTAGTAATCCTCAATTAGCAACTTGGATTTCAGGACCGTGTTGTACAGACTGTAATAATCTAACTTTAAGTTTAGACTTTGTTACAGACGTTAGTACTCAAGGAGGAAGTGACGGAGCAATACAAGTTACTGTTTCAGACAGTAATGGAAACCTTACAGGAAATGCAGGCTACACATATGTTATGCAAGCATTAAATGGTCAAAATATTGGAGGAATAGGTACAGGATCTACAACTACTCCAGTAACTGTAGGATCAGGTGTTCATCCAGTAGGAGGAGTTCCAGGCGATGGAGGTACTTTTACATATGGGTTTGGAATTAATATAGCTCAAGACGCACTTATAAATAGTCCTGCTAATTCAGCATTTGCTGGAAGTAACGCTTTAAATGTAACAGTTGGAGGTAATACAAATATTTTAGTTCCTGCAAGTACTGATAACGGAACGTTTAGCACAGGTTTAATTGCAGGGTGCTATAGAATTTTTGTGTATGACTCAAGTGTAAATACATCAGGTACAACAACACCTTGTTTTGATTCAATAGATATTTGTGTTGCTGATGGAGTAGGAGTTATAGGGTGTACAGATAATAATTCAAATACAAATTTTGGAGCAGCATTAAATTATAATGCAAATGCTGTAATAGATGATGGTTCATGTCAATATTGTCATGCAACTAATGGAACTCTAATAGATAATGCAGGAAATCTTATTCCTACAAGCGGAACTATTGCTGTAGCAGGAAATAATTCATTTTTAGCAACACCTACGCAAAGAACAAACTCTAATGATGGTTCTGTATTAATACAGAATGTATCTTCTACATTAACCTTTCAAAATTACATAAACAGCATTATAAATTCTCAAGGAGTAGTTAATGCAGATTTTACTTTAGAGCTTTACAAAGCTAACACTATGCTTGATTGGGATAATGCTCAAAGTAGCATAACTCCTAATGATTTAACAAATTTTAGTTCTCAAGCAGCAGCTCATAATAATGGTAATATGGGTTGGGCATATACATATAATACAACTACATTAGGTGTAAATATGAACTATGGGTACTATGCTGTAAAAGTAGCAATTAGCGATCCAGACGCTGTAGTAGAAATAGAAGAATGTTTCCAAGTATTTTACTTTATAATACCAATTGAAGTATGTGTAGACCCAAGTAATAATTTTGCTACTGCACTTATAGATACAAATACGCCTCCAGGAACATTAGTTATTAATGATCCTAGATTATGGCATTCAAATCCATCTATTTGCCAAACAATAAATAATTTTTGTTGTGATCCAGCTGTATTAACAAATCCAAACGCAGGAACATGTAACGTTAATCAAATAGTAACAGATTTTAACTGTTCTCCACTTCCTACTAGTTTAACCTGGGATTTAGAACATTTTGATGGAACTAATTGGGTAGTAGTAAATACAAATACTTTTACTCCAACAATAACTACTCATCAACATATATATACGCAAGCTTCTTCTGCTAATTCAAATAGTTTTATAACTAGTGGAAATTACAGAGTAACATTAACATCAGATTATGGTGTAGCAGCTCCTTGTACAACAACTAGTGCTGTTATTACTATTACAGATCCTGTTTATGGGTGTACTGATTCTACTGCTTTAAATTATAATCCAGCCGCTCAATGTGATGACGGTTCATGTACATATTGTATATATGGGTGTATGGATCAAACAGCTATGAATTATAATCCAAATGCAACGTGTGCAGATACATGTGTTTATCCTGTATATGGTTGTACAGATCCTACAGCTTTAAATTATAATCCTTCAGCTACTGTAGATGATGGTTCATGTTTACATGGTTCTTATGGCTGTACTGATACAGCAGCGTATAACTATAATCAAAATTGTAACAATCAAACTGTAGTAGCTACTGTAGATGACGGGTGTTGTTTCTATCCTTGTGATCCAGGAGTGCAGCCACCTCCAAGCACTTTTGTCACAACAGATGCTACAGGTACTTGTGGAGGAGGAAACTCTGACGGTTCTATAACAGTAACTACAAATTTTACTCAAGGGCCAATGTCAGGGCAAACTAAAACAATAGAGTATTTTACAAATGCTGGAGTATCAATATTTGCAGATCCAACTGTTCATAGTAATGCAAATTCTCCAAACCATTTCAATACATATACATATTCACAATTTCCAGCAGGAGTTTATTATTTTGTTATTACAGATAATTATGGGTGTCAAGAAACACTTAATTTTGCAATAGGAAGTAGTGCGCCATTATGTGGATGTACTGACCCTAATGCTGAAAACTATGATGCTAATGCTCAGCTAGATGATGGTTCTTGTTTGTATGATGGATGTACAGATCCAAACGCATCAAATTATGACCCAAATGCATCTACAGATGATGGGTCTTGCGTGTATCCACCAGTAATAAACCCTTGTATTCCTACATACACAAATGATTTAATAGAATTATTAAGAGCATGTGTAGCTAAAAATGGTTTTCAATATTACAACAAGCTAGTTACAGGTCAAGCAGATGATTGCTCTGTATTAAATGCTTGGAAAGTATTATTAATAGAATATATTGTAAGTAAAAGAGGAAACAGTTGTATATATAATTGTGCAGATAGCTCAACAAGCGCATTAACTCAACTTACTAGTTGTTCTGGTAAATGGGTAACAGGAGGACCTGCAACAGGTTTAAATGATCAAGCGGCGCCAGGATCTAGTATAGCAGCAGGTCAAGGAACTACAATAACAAACCCAGCTTTATTCTTTGTACCAACAGTTCAATTATTTTCAGGAGATGTAATTAGAATGCCAAGTGGATTAATTTACGAAGTAACTCCAGCTCCTGTTTCATGTACAAATGGATGTTGGAACCCAGAAACATCACAAGGAGCAAAATCTGGACATTGGAAACAGTGTGTACCTCAAGCACATGTAACTTCTTTTAATAATAATGTTAATTATTTAGATAGATTTAATACATTTGTAACTAACTTTTGTGTAGACTGTAATATTGTAGATGAAAATGTAATCCAATCTCCTAGAAGTAATAATCAAAAAAGAAATAAAAGAGGTGGAATAACGCTAGATGGAATTAGTGGATTAGAAATATAAAATAAAATAAAAAAAATATAATATGGCAAAGGTAACAGACTTATCAACTTTAGCTAAAACTAGCGCAGCAAGTACGGATTTTTTACTTGTTTCAAATAGTGCTTCAGGACAGTCAAAAAAAATAACATTAGAAAGTTTGTTTCCAGCAGTATCAACTGCAGGAACTAGCAGTGAGACACTATACACTAGTGCAACTCTTACAAATAAAAATCAAGTAGTATTTAAAGGTATAAAAAGTGGTGATACAGGATTATTAACAGTAGGTACTACTTCAAATAATTTAGTTTTAACAGTATTAGAAGCTGGTATAGATCTTAGTTTATGTAATAATACTACATCTGGATTTTTAACTGGTGTAGATTTTACAGGAACTGTAACAGGTCAAAATGCTGTAACAAATGGAGGAACTGGATTAGCTACAATTGCAAAAGGCGCAATGTTATACGCAAGTGCAACAGATACAATTGCAGCTACAGCAGCTATGTCTACAAATGGACAAATACTAATAGGTAACGCAACTAATGGATACCCATCAGTAGCTACACTTACAGCAGGAACAGGTATAACAATTACTAACGGTGCAGGATCAATTACTCTAGCAGCTTCAATAGCTAATGCAGAATCAAACATAGATATGCGTAATGCAGCAGATAATGCTACTTACAATATAGATTTAGTTGGAGGAACAGGATTTATTTCTGGAGATGGAACTGCAGAAGGTTTAACAGTAGATAATGACGGTAAAGTATTTATAGGACAATCAACTCCTACAGCAGTTTTTGCTGATAGTTTAAATATTAAAGGAGGTATTAGATTTACAAATACAGATGCTCCTACAATAAAACCAACAGCTACAACTTCTAGTACAGCTGGACAAGCAGTAACAATAGAAGGAGGTAGCAGTGCAGGAGCGGCAGCTGGTGCTTTAAATTTAAAAGGAGGTACGGCATCAGGAAACGGAGCAGGAGGAGATGTAGTAATTTGTGCAGGTAGAGATACTTCAGGAAGTGCTGATGGTACAATACAATTAAAAACTTATAGCGGAGCAAGTGAAATAACTGGACTAACTGTTGGAAGAGAAGGACAAGATGTAACAGTAAATGCAGGAAATCTAGTTATTTCTGGAGCGACTAAAGGTATTGTACATACAGGTACAGGAACAGTTACACAAGAATCAAATCACACAACAGGAGTTACAATTAATGCAACTTCTGGTAGAATAACATTAGCAGCATCAGCATTATCTGCAGCAACCAATGCAGAATTTACTGTAACAAATAACATAGTAACTGCTAACTCAATTATTATGTTAACAGTACAAGATGAGAATACAACTAACAACGCACAGCTAACTGCATGTACACATACAATAGCAAGCGGTAGTTTTAAAATATCAATTTTTAATCCAGCGGCTACTGGAGCAACATCAGCCACATCAAGTAAAATTCACTTTTTAGTGATCAATTAATTTATTAACCAAAATCATAATAGACGATGAAAACAATTAAAGCAAAAAACGGAGAATGGGTAAATTTATCAAACCATTTACCACAATTAACAGAAGTAGAAGGTAAAACTTTTGCATTAGCAGTAGCTAAGAATATAGCTATTCTTAAAGAAAATTTAATTCACTTAGAAGGTGTACTAGCAGCTACTCCAGAGTTTGCAGAATTAAGTGAAAAAGCAAAAGCATATCAAGGTAAAACAGATAAAAAATCTGTAACAGCAGTAAAAAAATTAGAAAAAGAATATAAAGAAGTTATTGCAGCTAGACAAAAACAAATAGAAGATGTTAATTTATTATTAGCAGAAGAAGTTGAAATTGGAATAGAACAAATAACAGAAGAAATGTATCCTGAAACAATTACTGCTAAACAAATAATAGGATTAACATTACTTAATTAAATATAAAATAATGACAATAAGAACAGAACAAGATGCACTTCTTAACACAGTAGTTAAAAATACAGGATCAGCTTTACAGCCTAGTACAACAATAATTATAGATGATACAGTTGAACATACAGGACCTTATTTTGCAATAACAGCATTAACAGATGCAGTTATTGATAGTTCAGAATGTACAACTAATATAACAGATATTCCAGCTACTTTAACTATTCCAAAAGGAGTTACAATTTATGGTGATTTTACATCTATAGAATTAGATAGTGGAACAATAGTAGCATATATAAGATAATATGTTAGGATTAGGCACACAGATAACTACACTTGACACTAGGATTCTTCCTATTGTTGCTGATGCAGCACTTCAAAGTGCAAGAGGTTTTGTATTTGATGGTACAGGAGATTATCTTGATGTACCAGATGATCCTGAATTTTCTTTTGCAACAGCATCAGCTACAGGTGGTGGTATAGATCAACATTTTAGTTTTGCTGTGTGGATTAAAAGAGATGCTAATAATGTAAATGAATGTGTAATGTCTAAAGCAGCTACTAATGATGCAGAATATAGATTTTATTTTACAAACAATGATGTCTATGTTGACATACATAATACCACTACAAATAATTATAGTAGACATGTAGTAAATAATATTAGTACAACTGATTGGCAACATTGGGTTATAACATATAATGGTGCGCCTGATAGTGGTGTAACAATATATTTAAATGGTGCTAGCAGAGAAGCTACACAAAGTTCTAGTGGTACTGGAGGAAATATGCAAGATGGATCAACTAGTTTTAAAATTGGGAGAATGGATGATACAGACTATGATTTTGATGGTAAAATGATGCAAGCAGTTCTTTGGAAATGTAAATTATCTAATGAAGAAGTTACTTATTTATATGCTGGAGGTGAAAGTGCTAGAGATCCTAATGTTGATGCAGGTAATTATAATAGTAGACATGCAGTTGTAGCTTGGTATCCAATGGACACTTCTGATGGAAATAAAGATTCTTCAGGACTTGGTTTTGCAAGTAATGTATTGTTTAATTCAACAAAAGAAGGCGATGTTGATTTAGATACTGAAGACGATGCTCCTTGGTAAGCTTAAAATAATAAAAATGAAAAAATTATTAATTATAATATTAGTTACATTAGTAGGGTGCGTGGCACCTAAAAAATGTTGTGGTCAAATTGACTTTAAAAAAATATTAAAGTTTTCTACATTTTATGTTGCTGCTAACGGAGGTAATTCTATTTCAGATGTAGAAGTGTTTTCTGTAGATAACGGCTTAGAAACTGTAACAATTAAAACTCCTTATGACTATAATGTATCACTAGGTATAAGAAAAATAGCTAGATTTGGATATGAAAATAAAGCTAAATCTTTTTATGATGGCTCAGAGTCTAATTACAGTGATGCTGCAACAGTAGGTAAGATTAAAGGTTTAGAGTATAAATTTCAATTTGATATAAAACGTCAAGAAGGTGATAAGTATTTAGATCAACATCATTTTATACGTTACTCTTCGCATGATAATTGTGGTAAACTTTTGTGCCTAAAACATTTTTCTTTTAAAGGTGAATACTTAGAAGATGGTTTTGCAGATATTAAATATTTTGAAGTGTCTCAAAGATACAGACATAAAGTAACCGGTAAGTTATCTTTTAATGTAGGTGCTGTACAAAGGCTTGCTGAGCCTTATGGATATGATCCTTTAGATCAATGGGTGTTACCTAATGGAGACATACATTATACATACTTAGCAATACAAGAAGGATATAATATAGATGTTGCTAATAGTGAGTATACAGACCCTGATGGTAATATTGTAGCTACTAATGCAGAAGTATGGAAAGCTTTAATAGTTCCAGAAATTTTAAAAGATTATACTGAAAAAGAAAGATCTAATTTAAATATGGCTCTTCAACACTCTTTAGTATTAGGGTTTGATTTTTATCATTATACTAAATCTTTTTGGTTACACACTTGGGGTAACGTAATGCCGTATCATTATGACGACGGTAACGAATACTCTTATCATAAATACGAAGGTAAACAATGGTTAGATTACTCAGGAGGGTTAATATTTGGATATAAATACAATAAACATTTAGGAACATTTGTAGAAGGTAAATATAATAAGTACTGGAACAGAGAATGGTACGATTTTAAATTAGGAATAAATTATATAATTTTTTAAAACAAGAAATAAAGATGGCAAAAGAATTAAACGAAAACACAACTTTTAACTTAAGTTTAAAAACATTAGGAGGGATAGCGGCTTTAATTTTTACATTAGTAAGTATGTGGTTTGTATTACAAGCAGATATAGCAGAAGCAAAAGAACTTCCGGTTCCACCATCTCCAGAAGTTACTAGGATGGAGTTTAACATGAAGGATGCTAATATAAGATTGTCTATTGAAAATACAGAGACAATGGTTGAAAAAATGGAAGAAAGAATGATTAGATTAGAAGATAAAATTGATGCTTTAAGATAATGAAAAAATTTGACACGTCTTGGAAAGTATTTAGTATGTACATGTTAATAATATTTTTAATGTTACTTGCTAATTCTTCTTTTAGTCAGATAGTAGTTACACATTTTAATGCTGATTGGAATGATCCAAACAAAGTAAGTTATATAGGTAAACTAACAGATTGTGATATAGTTTATGTTGATATAGCTAAAGCACCTAAGATACAAAAGAAACACAATATAGTAATTGTACCTACAGTTGTTATATTTAAAGATGGAGAAGAAGTAAAAAGATTTCAAGCTGATATATCTTTTAGTATGAAAGCAACAAGAAAAGAGATGCAATCAGTAATTGATGAATTAATAATGAGTGACTTTTAAAAAAAATATTATGAAAAAGAAAATATGTAAATTAATATGTAAAATAAGTTTTGGTTATGTTTGTTTAGGATTATGCAACAATAAAAAATGTAAGTGTGCGTAATTTATTAATACTCTTATTATTACCAGTATGTTTAACAGCTCAAGATTCTTGGGTTAGATTTGAAGTGCAATTTGATTTTTATGCTCCAACAGAATCTAACTTTTTTATGGTGTCTGATAATAATGGGGATACATCTATATTTTTTCAACCAACAACTCAGTATGAGTACTTAGATACTATTATAGATATTTATAGTGGTAATTACACTATAAGTTTAAGAGATAGTTTTGGGGATGGCTGGATGTCATCTCAACCTGCTTCTTTTAGAATGGGTAATATATGTCAAGGACCTATAATAGATTGGAATCCTGTACTAGGATCTTTTTTTCAAAGAGATACTACAGTTAATATTATGCCTTGTCCACCTCCTAGTCCACCACAATTAGTATCTGCTAAAGTTATAATTAACTTAGATCAATATCCTTCAGAAACTTCTTGGAGCATATCAGACTCAAATGGTACTGTACACGCTGCAGGATCAGGATACGGATCTCAACCTATTTATTCTACTATAGAAGAAGAGGTGTGGATACCTAAAGGACCTTTAAACTTTCAAATAAACGATGCTTATGGAGATGGTTTGCAAGGATCTTTATGGCAAGGACAAGATGGTTCTTATTTTGTAAAACAATGTAATGACACACTAGTATATGGTACAGATCCTGCTTTTGGTAATGACTCAATACATGCTTTTGTTTCTGATTCATGCCCACCAATTTTAGGATGTACAGATAATGATTATATAGAATTTAACTACTGGGCTACTGTTGATGACAGCAGTTGTTCTGTTTTAAAAGTATTTGGTTGTACAGACACTTCAATGTACAATTATGATTCACTAGCTAATACAATGGATATGGTAGATACTTGTGAATTTACTCTTATATTACACGATCTTATGGGTAATGGTTGGGTAGGATCTAATTTAAGATTATTACTACCTGATACGTTTTATGATTTTACACATACTGGAGGATTTATTGATGAATACCAAATTGGTATAACAGCACCAGACCCAATAGCTTTTGTATTTAATATAGATGCTTTAGCACAGTTTACAACAATAGAATGTGGATTTACTATGATTAATCCAGACGGAGATACTTTAATTAGTATTATGCCTCCTTTTATTACACCAAATTTAATGTACCCTTTAATAACAAATTGTGGTAATGAGTGTATAGAAAAAGTATATGGATGTCCAGACACATTAGCATGTAACTATGTTGAAGATGTTAACACACCAACTAATTGCGTGTATCCAGTACAATATTATGATTGTAATAATCAATGTATACTTGATATAGATAATGATGGTGTTTGTGATGAAAATGAAATTATAGGTTGTCAAGATCCTTTATATTATAATTATAATGTTCTTGCAACAGACTCAGGAGTATGTGTACCATTTATATATGGGTGTACGGATCCTACAATGTTTAATTATGATATTTTAGCAAATTCTGATAATAACTCATGTATACCATTTATATATGGATGCATGGACAGTACAGCATTTAATTATGATCCAACAGCTAATACTGATAATAATACTTGTATAGGAATTTTATTAGGGTGTACAAATCCTATAGCAATTAACTATAACCCTTTAGCAAATACAGATGATGGTAGTTGTATTAATCCAATTTATGGATGTACAGATAGCACAATGTTTAATTATAACCCTTTAGCCAATGTTGATAATGGATCTTGCATTACTTTTATATATGGTTGTACTAACCCTAATAGTATCAACTATAATCCAATGGCTAATAGTGAAGATTTTAGTTGCATTCCTTATATCTATGGGTGCACTGATCCTTTGGCTATTAATTTTGATTCACTCGCTAACACAGATAATGGTTCGTGTATTGAAGCAATTGTTGGATGCATGGATGCAAATGCTTTTAACTATAATCCGTTTGCTAACGTAGTTTTAGGACATGACTCATTAGGTTGTTTGTATGCAGCAGATTGGTGTATAAATGGATCTGGTAATCCTTTCTTTTTAAATGATGAGTGTTATGCATGGGTAATAGAAGTAGATGAATACTGCTGTGAAAACGAGTGGGATGAAATATGTCAATTAACATACAACCATTGTAGTAATAATTGGTCAGGCCCTTTACCTAAAAGAGGGGATAAAAATTTAATACAAGTTACAGATTTATTAGGAAGACCTGTAACTAAAATTAAAAATCAGCTTTTATTTTATAGGTATAATGATGGAAGCGTAAACAGAAAAATAATAATTAAAAAATAAAAAATAAATGGCAACATTAACAGCAAAATTAACATTATCTAGTAGTAATATTTCAAGCGATGCTTTAAATCTTACTGTTACAAATACTGCGTCAACAACTACGCCTAGTGTAGGATTGTCTAGAATAGCAATAACAACATCTGATAATCAAGAATTAGTAGATGAAGGAACAAGTGGAGTATTCTATTTTTACTTTAAAAATTTAGATGCAACAAATTTTGTTATTCTTCAAACTACAGCTAGTGTACAATATGCTAGAGTAGGTCCAGGAGAATTTACTTTCTTCGCTATAAATGACGGAGCTGGTTTAGAGGCTAGAGCAGATACTGCTACTTGTAATGTAGAGTACGCGTACTGGAAAAAAGCATAAATATGAAATTACAAGTATTACGATTCAGTAGTGAGTCTGATTCTACTAATGGATTATTGTTAGATGTAACAAATGGTATAAACTTTCTTGCTTATACTTTAGAAGACGAGTATAGAGAAACTAAAAAAAGCAAAGAAACCAGAATACCTGCAGGAACATATAATATAAAATTAAGAAATGAAGGAGGATTTAATCAAAGATATGGTAAAAAATATTCTAGTATTCATAGGGGTATGTTGCATATTGTTGATGTACCTGGTTTTGAGTACATTCTCATTCATGTTGGCAATTCTGATGAGCATACTGCAGGGTGTTTACTTGTGGGTGATAGTCAGGAAAACAACCAAGTAAATAAGAATGGTTTTATAGGGAGTTC